TGTGCACGATTACGATTTATAGTTTCGTATTCAAGTTCACAACCAAGATAGACTGTATTAGGTCTAACGCGTGTTGCTTTAAACTTGAGCATGCTTTCGACACGAGTTGAATAGTTATGTATTTTATATGAAGCATCAAGACACTTATGACATACACCATCAACACATAACTCAGATATAGATTCGTGACCACATTGTGTGCATTCTACAATGTTAACTTCGTCACGATTATATACATTACCGTCATGATAAAATTGTATAGATGTTAGCCAGATATCATTGCGTTCATGAAATGTATAACCATACTCATTTGGATTAGTGCTACGATGAACATGAACCCAACCTAAAGTTCCAATTCTATAGCGTCGTTGTGTGCCATCGACATGATATTCGTTGGTTAACACATCACGATAGAAACACCAACTAGGTATGTTATGAGAATTTAAATAGTCTTCAGTGGCTATTTCGTCATTGAGACAACTTAATTCTGTAGCTTTGTCAAGCATTTGTTGTGTAATCCAACTAGGTCGTAATGTATTAGAACGAAGTCGTCTACACAGAGCACCAAAGAAACCTTTCTTAAGTGTGCCGTTTTTGTTGTAAAAAGTAGGTGGATTTGCTATGTGATATAATGCGTCGATGATAGTAGTCGCATTAACTTTATAACTAGGATTAGTAATTAAACCAGTTGAAAAAGCTGCATCACGATAGAAATTATAAACACCCAATTTACGACTATAATTGTTATTATCATTAGTATAGAATTGAAGTATGCGTTCATTTTTATACCAGATGGTAGATAAAGTAAAGTTATTACGAACAGTTGCTTGTTGTTCATAATCCCAATTTGTATCTTCTTTTGTCCAATAGGTTTGCCTAATATCAGGATGAGCCCAATTGAATTTGTTGAAGACTTTATTAAACTCACTAAAACTATATGGTTTCATAACTTGACTCCTTAAGGTTGATTACAGAAAACTCTATGATTGTCAGAGTTGCTGGTAGCAACGATGCAATCTAGAGTGCGATTATAACATTTTATACAAACAAATACTAATACCAAACAAACATAAAACAACAGTTGTAAACACAAGTGTAAGGAAGATTTTATCTACCAAACTATATTGTGGTTTATACTTTGGAACACAATTTAAATCAGACTCGCAATTACACATTTAGTTTCTCCTTGATTAATTGTTTAACATTGTTATCTAACTTACTTAATACAAAAGCACAACCATATTTATCAATGCAGTCTTGAAACTCACCAATAATATGATAGAACCAAGCTTCTTCTTGATCGATTTGACCGTCGGTTTGGTCATGGTCGTCAATATTGTCATACATATTACCCATACTATTCACCTTTACTTTCTAGCTTATAAGATAAGCTATTGATTTTATGAATTAAATAAGAACGAGTTACATTATAATTGTTATTTGGAAACTTGTTATAAACTTTCCAGAAAGCTAATGCATATAACTCATGAAGTGTTTCTGTATTATACAACTTTAGATCGTTAATCATAACATCTCCTTAATAAAATATTAGGTTATCAATTTTAGTAGTCTTTTTACCCCATGCATGAGACATAGATTTAATTGAGTCATCATGAAAGTATAAAGCATTAGATACAGGATTGATAGCTTTGTGTGTAATAATATTGATTGCAATAAGCTCTGTTTTAAGTAAATCAGATTTAGTCGGCCCAATATGTTTACCTGTGGCAATGTCACGAACTCCTTCGAATTGTCCTTTATTGTAGACAACTTCGCATATGTCTGCGCCATATCTTTTAGATTTAAGTCGATTAAGTATAACATAACCAACACCATATTTAGCATCTAATGATTGTGTATTAGCTTCAGCATAAATAGCTGTGGCCATACAAGCTACATTAACTTCGAATGATTGCATATCCATAGAACGACTCCTGTAAAAGTGCTCAATATTAAGACCTGCCGTAAACCCCCGCGCGATAGATGATAGTAGTTCAGAGCATGGGTTTATATAATAATGCAATCGCTACATGCGATTGCGTCATTTTGTAGCAACGAAGAAAAGCTCTATCACATTTCTATGATAGAGCTATCTTCATTATATGTTACTTAAGCCTTGCGAGTTTTTAATCTAGCAAGTGTTGCTTGTAATTCTACTGCAGTTGCAGTAACACCAGCATTCTTACTTGGTGCCACATAAGGTGTCCATTCATTGCCAGTGGATTGAGCATAGTATTTCTTAACCATGTGAAACACTTGTTCAAGTGCATCAATGTTATGTTCAATGACCGCTAGTCGTTCAAGTAATTGTTCACCGCGAACATTCCAAAACTCTGTTTCGGTATTACCTTTAGAGTGTTCGTCAATCTCTGCAGTTAATTTGTCAAGAGACTTGAATGTTGTTTTGAGCGAGTAGTCTAGACCATTTGCCATAGCGTTTAGAACTAATGCTTGGCATGTATAGCTGGTATTTTGCTGTGTTTTAGAATACTCTGTTAAGTTATCGTCTGGTAAAGATTCGAACATTAAACCTAAACCTTCTTTGCACTGTTCAATATCAAACACTTTGAAAGTGTTAGCTATTGCTGATGCTAAGTTAACTGAACCTGGAACTACTGAAATATCTGTTAATGTTGCCATAATTGATTACTCCTTAAATGATTAAAATTAAACTACAAACTTACTACTTTTTACTTCACTTACTAACGAGACATTATATCTCATTAATTCTTTTATTGCTTTGAATATTAAATATTTATTATTCATAATTAATTTAATAAAGTTGAATGATGTAATGCATAATTAAAACAGTGAATAAAATAAACTAATAAAACAGTGAATATAATAATTAATACTTTATCATTTTTCATATTGATTCCTTAAAAAGATTGTTAGAATATAAGGGTTATTATATATGACTTAACCCTTGCCGCGCAATACTCACATAGAAATTATTAAGAAAGTCAAGACTAAATCAAATTGTTTACACATATAAAAAAGCACGCAACGCGTGCAAATAAACAGGGCGGGTTTGGCGTAAAGAATTTAGGTTTTTAGTCTTTACTTCCGCTCGCGGTTTACAAGTATTGCACATCATAAATGTAACGTAAGAGAATAGAGACACAGTCGTGGTAACGACTGACGTCGTAAGGTTGAATTGCAATTCTTGTAAATCTTAATGATTTCTGTCACGTATGATCCGCGGTTAAGTCATATATATATAACATAAATCAACGGGCTGATGTTAGCCCGGCACTCCTCGTTGAGATATTATCTCTAACTTAGTAATTAGGCAATCCTGAGAAGTTATACAGCAAACCGTGGCGGACGCTTTTTGGTTATGTCCGACACAAAGAAAGGGATAAGGATTGAATAATTACTTATGTTAGAGTTATATGTCCGAGGATTGATTTATACATTAAGTTTGTTGTCATTATTTTCATTATGCCGGGGGCATAATTAAAAAGATATGACAACAAGGTAACTATTGAGCGTCTACGGTCACTACGCAGTGGGCTGATGGGTTGATATCAGTTACAAAAGATAATGCTTTTAAAGTGGCTTAAAATTAGAATTAGAGGTATGTTTTATGAGGGGTAATACTTATAATTAGTGTGATGTAAGTTATTGATTGATTAGGATGGTGTCATACACCCATTAATCATCGTCCCCATGGATAATGATTAATTATATTAACACTAATTGAGGGTCAGCTAGGGGCCCCCACGGGGAGCAATGTTACATGCATGAGTTTGTGTGGGATGCACTTCCCTATATTTATAATAGTTTTTACAATTAAGCCTAGTAGAGGGTTAGTATGACTTAACGACGGACACCCTTACGGGGCTCTTATTGATCATGGTCCTCGTCTTAACTAAGTGCGGATCACTAGACTTCGGACTTCGTCCTCAGTCATCACTATGGGTCCTTTTTACGTGATTACTATTATTATATTAATATTATTATATTATTATTATATTATATTATTATATATAAATATAATTATAATTAATATAATTAATAATTAATAGATTTTAACACATATTATAGATCTTGTCAAGAGAAATATAAATTACCTGTCTTTCATGAAAATACGCAAGACTGTTTTCATTCATTATGATATAATAATCATGTAGAGTGAAAACTTTACATAAACTTTTAAAGGAGATTAACATGTGGACTAAACCAGCAGCTACTGAAATGAGATTTGGTTTTGAAGTAACAATGTACGTAATGAACAAATAGTTCTTTACAAATAGTCCTTGACATTTCTTAAAGCTTGTGGTATAATTATACTATGAGCGATGATTTAGAACAGAAAACTGAAGAAGTGTCAAGTGATTATTTCTATGATGGTAAAGAAATAAACACAAGTCCTAGAAGAGGACGACCTCTTAAAGCAGCACATCACAATCCTAATTGGTTTCCACAGCAAACCAAGATTGATGCCTGTACACTCTATTGCGTCTATGGAGATATAGACGAAGTATCTAAACTCACTAAAGTACCAGCTAAGTTTCTTCGTGAATGGAAAGAAGAGCCTTGGTGGAATGAAATTCAAAAGAAGGTATACGTTGAACAGAACGAGAAGCTAGGTTCAAGAATCAGCTCAGTTCTAGACAAGAGTCTTACTCACATAGAAGAGAGACTAGAAAACGGTGATTACCTTTGGGATGTTAGAAAGTCTAAGTTTGTTCGTAAACCTGTAGACACTAAGATCCTTTCTAACCTATTTAACAATTTAGTTAACCGTAGACAGTTGATCCGCGGTGAACCAACGAGTATCACAACTAAGCTAGCAGTAGATGATAGACTTCGTCTTCTTGCAGAGCAGTTTGAGAAGTTTGCAGGTGCAAAGGAAGTAGAAGCAATACCCACAACAACTTTTAAGGAGATAGAAGATGGCTACAATGATGAAAGACAAAATGGAAGACAAGAAGAAGAAAGACATGATGGATTCCAAGAAGAAGCCAGCAGCGAAAGCAAAAGCGAAAGCTAAACCAGCTGCTAAAGCCGATAAGAAGAAAGAACCTAAAAAGGGTTACTAATGGCAACGCGTAAGAAAGGGCCTAATCTATCTGTAGGACGTGGTGAGAAACTTTCTGTTAAAGAAGGAAGTGGTCTTACTGCTAAAGGACGTGCTAAGTACAATAAAGCTACTGGTTCTAATTTAAAAGCACCTACTAAAGATAGTTCTAACCCTAGACACAAGTCATTCTGTGCACGTAGTAAAAGTTGGACAGGTGAACGTGGTAAAGCAGCCCGTGCAAGATGGGGATGTAAATAATGCCTAGTTCAGCTAACTACAAACGAGACTATAAATCTGAGTATGCAGCTCACCATTCTAGCCCTAAAGCTAAGAAAGAACGTGCAGCTAGAAACAAAGCATCTCGTGCTAAAGGTCAACCAGGTAAAGATGTAGATCATAAAACACCTTTACGTTCTGGTGGATCTAAGTCTCTTAGTAACACAAGAGTTCGTAGCCGTAGTGCTAATAGATCAGATAATGGTCATAAGCCCGGTGAGAAACAAAACAAGAAGAAATGAAGTTAACACCAGACATGATCCACGGTTTTGCCGGGGCATGTTTAGCAAAGAGATACGATGGTTCAACCCCCACTCCGCAATGCCACTTGGAGTGGTGGGATCTCTGTTGCAGCGATAATCAACAAGTAGCAATTGCGGCACCCCGCGGCCACGGGAAATCGACAGCAATCACTCACGCTTACTTGCTCGCTGCTCTTTTATTTAGAGATAGAAAGTTTGCATTAATTGTATCAGACACTGAGAATCAAGCTATTAACTTCCTCAGTGATATTAAAGATGAGCTTGTTAACAATGATGATCTTATCAATCTGTTTCAGATTAAAGAACTGGTTAAAGATTCACAGACAGATATCATTGTAGAATTTCAAGACGGAGAACAATTCAGAGTTCTATGTCGAGGTGCCGAACAAAGAGTTCGGGGTCTTAAATGGGATCAGAAACGTCCAGATCTAATTATCTGTGACGACTTAGAAGGTGATGAACAGGTAGCCTCTAAAGATAGACGTGAGAAGTTAAGAAGATGGTTTTATGCTGCGCTATTACGTTCTATGGCAAAGCATGGTGTAGTTAGAATTGTAGGTACTGTTCTACATCTAGACTCACTACTAAATCGTTTAATGCCACCAGAGTATGATGGTGACTATATTAGACATGAACCATTAAGAACATATTCAACACGTAAGAATGTAGAGTGGAGATCTATACGATATAGAGCTCACTCAGAAGACTATAGTCAAATTCTTTGGGCAGATAGATATAATGCCAAAGACTTTATAAAGCTAAAAGATGACTACACTAAACAGGGTATGCCTGATGTGTATGCTCAAGAGATGTTAAACTATCCAGTGGATGAGTCTACATCATATTTTAAACGAACCGATTTTATTGAGATACCAAAGTTTACATTAGATGCAATCGCTACTAAAGAAAAGAAACTTACTTATTACGCTGCAATCGACTTTGCTATTAGTACAAGAGACAGGAGCGATTACACTGTCATTGCTATTGGCGGTATTGATTCAGACGGCATATTAAACATAATTGACATTCGTAGAGGTCGTTGGGACGCTCTAGAGATTGTTGATGAAATGTTTGCAGTACAGAAGAGATATGATCCTCAATACTTTGTAACAGAGAAGGGTGTTATTGAGAAAGCTATTGGGCCTATTTTAAGAAGAGAACAAATAGCTAGACAGACGTATATGAGTCTACTACCTAAAGCTCCTCTTAAAGATAAGCAATCAAGAGCAAGAAGCTTCCAGGCAAGATTTAAAGCAGGAGGTGTTAGGTTTGATAAATCAACACCGTGGTATCCTGACCTAGAAGAAGAAATGGTTAGGTTTCCTAAAGCAAGACATGATGACCAAGTAGACGCATTAGCTTGGTTAGGTCTAGTTATAGACCAGGTACAGAATGCTGATACTCCTGAGGAGGAGGAAGAGTATGAATACCAACAGGCTCGTAAGAGTGTACAATTGGATGGACGTTCTCAAATAACAGGGTATTAATTAATGGAATTAGAAACTAAAATTAAGACTGAAAAGCTTTTAACTTCACCTAACATTGCTGAGATGTTAACTGATGAGGAGCTTAATCATATTGGTTACAACGTAACATACGAATTTAATATAGACAAAGAATCTCGTAGTCAATGGGAGAAGCGTGTAGAAGAAGCTATGAAGTTAGCTCTTCAAGTTGCAGAAGCTAAATCATTCCCATGGTCAGGTGCTTCTAATGTTAAGTTTCCTCTTATCACTATGGCTGCTTTACAATTCCATAGTAGAGCATATCCAGCTCTTATACCATCAGGTGACTTAGTAAAGATTGATACATCTACTGAGATAGCTAATGATAAAGATTTAGTAGCTAAGACTAAACGTGTAGAGAAACATATGTCATACCAGCTCATGGAAGAAGATGAGAACTGGGAACAGGAAATGGATAAGGTTCTTATCACAGTTCCTATTGTTGGTTGTGCTTTTAAGAAGACATATTGGGATTTTGATAATGATCATCCAATTTCTGAGAACATTTTAGCTAAAGATTTTGTTGTTTCATACTGGACAAAGAACTTAAGTGATTGTACAAGACAGACACATGTGTTGTACTTATCAAAGAATGACGTTCTCAGTAGACAGAGAAGGGGTTTATGGCGTGACATAGACCTGTCTATTCCTCAAGCATTACCACAAGACAACTTAACTAATACCCAAAACAGGGCTCAAGGTGTAGATCAACCTACGTTTGATCCTGCTACACCATATGAGTTCCTTGAACAACATCGTTGGGAAGACCTCGATGGTGATGGTTTTAAAGAGCCATATGTTATAACTGTTCATAAAGAGACTAGCAAAGTAGTTCGTATTGTAGCTAATTACTTTGAAGACTCTATTAAACGTAATAGTGATGATGAAATCATTGCTATTAAACCTGAAACTTACTTTACTAAGTATTCATTTATTCCATCACCAGATGGTGGTTTCTATGATATTGGTTTTGGTATTCTATTAGGACCTACAAATGAATCTATTAATACTATTATTAATCAGCTTATTGATGCCGGTACTATGGCTACAACTGCAGGAGGCTTCTTATCCCGCGGCATTAAAGTACGTGGCGGGAACTATAATTTTGCTCCTCTCGAGTGGAAGCACGTTGATTCTACTGGTGAAGATCTCGCAAAAGGTATCGTTCCTCTACCGGTAAGAGAACCTAGTCAAGTACTATTTACATTACTTACTACATTAATTAATTACGGTGAACGTATTATTGGTGCAACCGATATTATGGTTGGTGAGAATGTAGGTCAGAATACACCAGCAGCTACATCACAAACGATGGCTGAACAAGGTAGTAAAGTATTTGCAGGTATCTTTAAACGTATCTACAGATCACTTAAAGAAGAGTTAAGAAGAATATATAGACTTAATCAGTTATACTTACCACCTGAACATGATTACAATCAAGGTTCAGTATTAGCATCTGATTACAGTCAATCTGAATCATCATTACATCCAGCAGCAGATCCACATGTGATCACTGATACTCAACGTTTAATGCAAGCAACTGCATTACGTGAATTAGCGTTATCAGCTCCTGGATTTAATATACATAATGTTTTAGTTAGATACCTTGAAGCAATGAAGGTAAATAACATCGACGAGATATTGCCCGATCCTAACGGACCAAATGCTGTACAACCAGCACCTAATCCGAAGGTACAAGTCGAGCAAATGAAAGTGCAGATCAAGCAAGCAGACATGCAATTGAAGATGAAACTTGCTATGATGAAGTTAGCACAAGAAGCAGAAGTAAATAGAGCTAAGATAATGAAGATGGAAGCAGAAGCTGTTCTAGCAATAGAGCAAGCTGGTGGAGTACAAGAAGGTCACAAGATAGCAATGCTAGAAGCTCAAATAGGAGCAGCAAGAGCACATCAAGATGGTATCTTACGTTCTATTGAAATAATGTCAAAAGCAATGGGATCAATAGGAGAAAGTGAAGATGCAGATAGACTCAACAGTATTACTCAACAACCAGGTGCTAACCCTCCAGGAGTTTCAGGAATGGCAGCAGCACCCAGCTACCAAGGTACTCCTCAAGGCCCTATCGCAAGATAGAGAGTACATGAAGGAAATGATTGTCCGCGGTAACGTGGAGAATGTAGAAGAAGCAAAAGGAAGATGTAATGCAATACTTCATTTGTTAGATTTGACATATGAAGACTTAGTTAACGGAGCGAGAGATGACAATAAATACTAGTGGGATAAATCCCGTTGGTCATAGATTGTTAGTATTACCTGAGGAAGTAGAAGAAGTATCCGAGAGTGGTATTATCATATCTGTAGGTCAACAAAAGGATAGGGAGCAGTTAGCCCAGATCCGTGGTACAGTGGTAGCGATGGGAACAACAGCTTATGCCGATCAAAAAGATCCATGGTGTAAGATTGGAGACTTCATTACCTTTGGTAAATACTCAGGACTCATCTATAAGGGTAATGAAACTAAAGATGGTAAAGAGTATCGAGTGATTAACGATTTAGACGTTGTGGCAACACACGAGAAAGATTAGAGATGGCAGAAGATCAAGTACAAGATCAACAGCAATCAGAACCAGCTCCGGCTGCTAATGAAACTGTTGAGAAAGAAGCAAGGCTTTTCGGTTGGGTTCCTAAAGAAGAGTTTAGGGGGTCCGAGAATGATTGGGTAGATGCAGATACCTTTGTTAAGCGTGGTAAGGAAATTAATCCTATCCTTCGTAAGAATAATGAAACACTTATGAAGAAGCTTGATGAGAAGGTTAAAGAGATTGATGAGATTAAAGCATCAGTCGAAGAGTTCAAGAAGTTCCAAAAGGAAGCTTATGAACGTAAACAAATAGAATTACAAGCCCAAATCATTGAACTTAAAGCTCAGAAGAAAACAGCAATTGCTGAGGGCAATGGTGATCTAGTAGTAGATATAGATGATCAACTTGATAAGATTAAAGAAGCACAAGCAGAAGCTAAAGCGGAGTCTAAAGAACCTCCTCCACAAGTATCTGCACCTCAAGAGATAGATCCTGAGATTGGTTCTTGGTTAGAACGTAATACATGGTTTAATCAAGATCCTGAAATGACAGAGATCTCTAATGCTCTTGGTGCTTCACTAAGAAGACAATTCCCGTCTTTATCTGGACGAGCATTCCTAGATAAATTGGATGAACGTATTGCTAACTACTTCCCAGAGAAAACTTCTCTAGGTAAAAAAGCAAGAGGCAGTGCAGTTGATTCAACAGGAAATGTAAGAGCAGGCGGAAGTGGAGGTAAGAAGTCTTATGACGCATTACCACCTGAAGCTAAAGCAGCTTGTGATAAGTTTATTAAGCAAGGCTTATTTAAAACTAAACAAGAATATGTAGATAATTACGATTGGGAATAAGGAGAAAATTATGGCAGTAGCAGATACACCAGAAGATAAAAGAGAAAAGGCATTAGAGAAACAAGTTCGTAACAATTCTGAACGTCCTTCACAGGAACGTAAAAGAAACGTGTTCAATGGAACACAAGGAAAGCTAACTATAAACTATACCATTGATGGTTATCACCTACACGGTTTTAATGACGAAAATGGTCGTATAGCAGATGCTTTAGACGGTGGTTATGAGTTTGTTGCTCCCGAGGAAGTTGGCGGTGTTAAAGAGAACGTAGTATCTCGTAACACTGATCTAGGAGATAAGGTAAGATGGCTTGTAGGAAGAACCGCTGATGGTGGTCCTTTATATTGTTACTTGATGAAGATTAAGCAAGAGTGGTATGAAGAAGATCAAGCAGCATTACAAGCTAAGAACAATTTAATTGATGATGCAATCCGAGGTGGAAGAAATACTAAAGACGGTACGTCTGCAGAAGGTTTCTATACACCACGTGAAGGTATCAAATATTCAAACTAACCAAAGGAGTTTTATAAATGGCGAACATCAATCGTCCTAAGGGCCTAAGCCCAGTACAAAACACTGACGGTTCACCATACAGCCAAGGTGCTACGTTATTTGCAGTTGCAAGTGACGCTTCAAACACTTATGCTATCGGTGATATCGTTGCAGCAGCAGCAGGTGGTGACGCTAATGGCGTTCCATATGTAACAAAATGGTCAGGTACAGTAGCAGCTAACAATTTACCAGTTGGTGTTATTGTTGGTATTCGTGTTGCTGATCCTGGTACTTCATTAGTTGGTAACTCACTCTCATTAGAGAAAACTTACCTTCCATTGAACGCAGGTACACATTACCTTTACGTTGTTACAGACCCAATGACATACTTCACTGTTCAAGGTGACTCAACTGTTTGGGCTGCATCTAACTTAAACAACAACTGTAACGTAACTATCACAGCTAACCAAACTACTCTTGGCAATGGTGCTCCATTCTCAAATACAGTAGCAACTGGTCCAGCAACAACAAACAGCTTACCATTACAAATCGTGGGTATCAATTCACGTCCTGATAATGCGTTAGGTGCTTATTGTGAATTAGTAGTTCGTTGGAACGTTCATGCCTATATCGGTCAAGCAACAGGCCGTACTGGTGTTTAATAATTAAAGGAGATCTAAAATGGCGGGTTTAATTACCACAGCATCACATCCTAAAGCCTTATGGCCTGGGATCAAACAATGGTGGGGTCAAACATACGACGAACACCAAGTAGAATATACTGATCTTTTTGATTCAGAAACTTCTACAATGAACTACGAAGAAGATGTACAACTCACTGGCTTCGGTTTAGTACCACAAAAACCTGAAGGTGCTGGTGTTCAGTACGATTCAGAAGTTCAAGGCTTCACAACACGTTACACACACATTGCTTATGCTCTTGGTTACATCGTAACTAAAGAAGAGTTAGATGATAACTTATATGAGCAAGTGTCACGTAAACGTGCTGCAGCTTTAGCTATGTCTTTCCGTCAAACGAAAGAAAACGTAGCAGCTAACGTATACAACAGAGCATTCAGCAATACATACGCTGGTGGCGATTCTGTTTCATTAGCTAATACAGCACACCCAAATACATCAGGTGGTACATGGTCTAACCGTCCAACAGTTGATGTTGACTTGTCTGAAGCAGCTCTAGAAGATGCTATCATTTCAATCATGGGTCTACAAAACGACCGTGGTCTCTTAATCAATATCATGCCTAAAACATTGATTATCCCACGTCAACAAGTGTTCAATGCACAACGCATTTTACATTCATCATACCAAACTGGTAATGCTAACAATGACATTAACGTGATCAAATCTGGTAACTACATTCCAGGTGGATTCAAAGTTAATCATTACTTAACATCACCAAATGCTTGGTTTATCCGTAACACAATCCCTGGCAAAACAGGTATGAAGTACTACGAACGTGTTGGTATGCAATTTGACCAAGACAATGACTTCGATACTATGAATGCTAAGGCAAAAGGTTACGAACGTTACAGCTTCGGCTGGTCAGATCCTAGAGCAATCTGGGGTGTTAACGGTCCTTAATTGGGACGTCACTGAGTGGTGGGAGGGGATAAAGTCCCTCCCCAGCTCTTATTAGGAGACTCAAATGGGTTTTGAACACGAAAGAGAAAAGGGCAAACGCCCTGATACAACTGTCCCTAAAAAGGGATTTAAGAACTAAATTTATTAACGCTCTAATGACGCTTTTAATTAAGCGTTGCTAAGCAACGTCAAAGGAGAATTATATGTCAGCACCATCAAGATTTCTAAGTGGAGTATCTACAGCTTATTCTGGCGAGACACTTTACTCATTTCCATTTCCAGATCCATTTCACACTGGAAGTACACAAACATTAGGTAGCTCAGTTTACACTAACGATTTTAACACACTTATCGGTACAGACTATTCTGTAACTGGTTCATCATCAACATTTGCATTATCTAACTCAGTAGTTGGTGGTGCAGCAGTATTAACACCAGGTGGTACTACAACAGCATCATCTGCTTACAAGAACGGTACATTCTTCCAATTCCAAGCTGGTAACAGAGCATGGTATTCAACAAGAGTTCAAGTATCTGCAGTAGCAGGTAACGTATCATTTTATGTAGGTTTACAAAATGGTTCAGCAGCTACTGACGGTTTATGGTTTTCTAAAGCAGCATCTTCAACATCAATCAACTTAGTATCAACAGTAGGTTCTACAGCTACAACTTTAGTAACTGGTGTAGCAACAGCTGCAGCAGCTACATGGGTTGACTTAGGTTTATACTTTGATGGTACAGATATTAAAGTGTTTGCTAACAATGTTAACGTAGCTCGTGTTACTGCTCCTACTATTGGATCATCAAGCACTACATTAACAAATGCTTTATTAAGCCCAGTATTCCAAATTACTCCTACAGCAACTGATACATTAACTGTTGACTTTGTTTTAGCAGCTCAAGAACTTTCACGATAATAGGGGATAAGAATGGCTAATACATCAAACATACAGATTATTTCAGATGGTCCTAAAACTACTATTCTGAAATTAACTGGTAATGCAAATACGGCCGACTTTACTTCTGCAACTTTAGTAGATCCAGCAGCTCGTTCAACAGTTGATCCAACAGGATCTAACTATTTAAAAGCTGGTTGGTACACAATCGAAAAGATTATCCACAATATTGAAGACGGTATTGTGGTTAACTTAGTCTGGGATGATAGCTCAGGTACTACAGTTATTGAACAATTAGCGGGTCGAGGTAAAGCTGATTATAGACATTTAGGTGGTTTACCTAATCCTAAGAATACAGGTTGGACAGGAAAGATTCTCTGGTCAACAAGTACTGAAACAGGAACATGGACATCATCTGGATATTCTTTCTCAGTTATCTTAGAACTAACAAAAGGTTGGACTCCTTAATGGAAGTCGGTACTAATGTAAAAGAAGCAGAACTGTCAGCTCGTATTGTACGGGCTGATGGTACTGTTGTTGAACTAGGTACTATTGACTATTGGAGCTCTAATCCTATTAAACGAATCATTTGGAGAATTAAACAATGGCTACACTTTTAACAAACTCAGGACATGCTATCGTTACTAATAGAATTATTGGTAGTGGTACTACTCCTAATTATGTTGCATGGGGAACAGGTGCTGGTACAACATCTGCTACTGATACAACATTATTTACTGAAGTAACACCAAGAACTGCTGGTACAGCTACTCAAGTAACAACATCTATTACTAATGATACAGTACAAATTGTTGGTACTATGACAGCTGCTACTGGTGAAACAATTACTAATGCAGGTGTATTTGACGCATCAACATCTGGTAACTTATTTGTAAAAGGTGACTTCACTGGTTTAGCATTAAACACTGGTGACAGTATTCAGTTTACATTTAAAGTACAATTTAGTTAATATATAGGGAGCTAACGTGGCTCTTAACTCAGCTCCCATTAATGTAGAGCAGGTTAATGGTACTTCAGGTACATTATACTTAAAAGCTCTTACAGCAACTGCTATATCTAATACTATAGCATTTGTAAGACAAACTCAACTTGTAAGACTTATTACAAGTGTAGTAACAACTACTACAAGTAGACTACAGACTCTTGCGAGGGTGTTATCAGTAACATCCTCCAATGCAGTCTCAATTACTAAAGCAATATCTAAGACTATTACAGCATCAGTAGTATCTACTACAACGTCTTTATTTAAGTCAATACCTAAGACCCTATCTGTAATAGCAAGTAATACCCTTAGTTTAATTAAAATATTAAACATAAATAAATCTATTACAGTATCTAATACTGTTTTAATAGTAAAGAATATAAGTAAGTTTATAACCACTGTAATTAGTGAAGTTATAACTTTATTAGAGAAAGCTAATCATTTACTAACTTTATTAGTAACGGTTAATAATACAACAACTGTTATAAAAAGTATACTTAAACCTTTAACAGCTACTATAGTAACTATCTCTAGTTCTATTAGTAAAATTATAAGTGTTATTAAGAGTGTTTCTAGTAGTACTACAGCTACGATAAGTAAAGCTTTAAGTAAGTTCTTAACTATAGTTGAATCAGAAGTAATTAGTGTTTCACTTAAAATATCAAGGCTTAGAACACTATTAGTTACAGTTACGGTTACTAGTACAATAGTTAAAAGCTTAGCTAAGGTACTATCAACATCTGTAAGCACTATAATTAGCCTTATAAAGGCCCTTGGAAAGCTCTTAAACGCATCTTTAACTACAAGTGCTACCTTAGCTTATGCTAAGTTCTATTATAGAGCTTTAAATGTAGTTTCTACAGTTACAACTATTTTAGCTAAAGCAAGACAAATTAGCTTGACAATTACAGTAAATTCTGTTATAATATTAATTAAGAGTATTAATAAATACTTTAATATTGTATCAAATGTAAGTGTTAGTTTACTAGCTAACCTTATATCTTTTGTCAATTATGCAGCTAATAAAGTTATATATGCTGTACCTAAGATAAGATCACTAGCAAGAATCCCTTTTATTACAATGATAGGAACCTTAGAAAAGGTTAGGTCTATCTCTTTAGTTAAGTTTAGAACTTTATTTATTGACAAGGATTTAAATATATGAGTAATTCATTCTCATACAAAATAACAACTGAAAGTGAACTATTCACCTTTGACTTTAGCCCTGTGTTGGGCTCTAGTGAAACTATTAACGGTGCGACCTGTGTAGTACAAGTTAAAGAAGGAACTGATTCTAACCCTTCTAACATACTAGTTGGATCTCCATCTTGGACAGTTAATAGTGTACCTACACAAAAAGCTATACAACGTATAGCCAATGGAGTTGATGGAGTTACTTATAGTTTACAAATGACTGTAACAACATCTGCTAGTAACACATTTACTTTAGTAGGTGATCTTCCGGTAATAGCTCCTATTAACGTCTAATCATGTCTTATACACCTAGATATGATAAAGGCGACTGGATAGCAGACTGTGATGTCTGTGGTCGTAAATATAAAGCATCTCAGTTACAACAACGTTGGGATGGTTTGTTTTGTTGTAAAGACGATTGGGAAATTAGACAACCCCAAGACTTTGTTAGAGGTGTAGCAGATAATCAGTTAGCTCCTTGGACTCGTCCAGAACCTAGTGATAACTTTTTACCAATTACATATAACTCACAAATAGCATTTGGACCTTTAAATCCTTATGTACAAATTAGAACATCATTAGCAATAGATGTAATTAGACATGATACATCAGATCCACAAGTAATTAACAACTTCCAAATTAACAAAGTAACTATAGGATAATTTATGGCACTTAATCAATTTACCAATAATGCAGGTACCACCTTAGCTAGTGGTATAACTAACTCTGCTACATCATTAACTGTTTCAACAGGTAGTGGTGCTTTATTTCCTACCCTTACAGGATCACAATACTTCTATTGTACACTACAACAAGCCTCTGGTGGTGCATTAGAAATTGTTAAAGTAACTTCTAGATCAACAGATACATTTACTATTGTAAGAGCACAAGATGGTACAACAGCATTATCATTTGTTACTGGTGACTATGTTCAATTACGTCTTACAGCAGCTGATTTAAATAACTTTGGTCAACTTGATTCTACTAATACATGGGCACTATCACAAACATTTACATCAGCAGCTACTTTTAGTGCTGCTCCTATTATTACACCACTCACTGGTTTATTGTATGGTAATGC